ATTGACTTTTTAGATAAGATGTTAAAACTTAATAAAACTTACGTTTTTGCCAATGCTATTTATGACATGGAGTGGCTTTATTCACACGATAATAGACTGGCCTTTACTCGTAGTCATAGAATTTACGATGTGCAAGGAATAGAGCATCTAATAGATGAAAACAGATTAAAGTATTCATTAGATAGTCTTGCTAAAAGATATTTAAGAAAATCAAAATATGAAGTTGAATTAGAAAGAGCAGTGTTAGCTGAGTTTGGTAAACGTGCTAAAGTAAAAGAAAGCTTATGGAGATTACACGCAAATTTTGTATCTGAATATGCTAAAGAAGACGCATTACTTACTTTACAAATATTTCAAAAACAACAAGAAAAAATTGATAAAGAAGAAATTAGAGATATAGTTGAGTTTGAATCAAGATTAATTAATTGTTTATTTGAAATTCGTAAGCGAGGAGTAAAAATTAATATTAGTAAGGCAGAAGAACTATATGACACACTTGAAAAAAAGCAAAGTGAGGTGCAACAAAGACTAAATAGACTTGGAGGAAATGAAGTAAATGTATGGGCAAACGCTTCATTAAAACAAGCATATGATAAAAATCAGATTAGTTATAGTTACACCGCAAAAGGTACTGCGTCTTTCACTGCGAATTGGCTTGAAAGTCAAGTGGATGATGTCTCTAAAAGCATTTTAGCGGTTAGAAAGTTAGACAAGATTAGAAATACATTTATTAAAAATATGATTCTAGAGAAAGCTGTTGATGGTAGGATCTATTGTAATTTTAATCCACATGGAACTGTTACAGGTAGATTTAGCTCTAACTATCCTAACCTACAACAAGTACCTGCTAGAGACCCTGAACTTGGTCCGATGATCAGAAGTTTATTTATACCAGAAGAAGAATCACAATGGGTTGTATCAGATTATTCTCAACAAGAGCCTAGAGTATTAGTACATTATGCAAGTTTAAAAAAGATGGAAACTGCTCTTGAAGCTAAAGATCAATTTAATAATAAAGACGATACTGACTTTCATCAAATGGTTGCTGATATGGCAAGTATACCTAGAAAACAAGCTAAAACTATTAATCTAGGATTATTTTATGGAATGGGTAATAAAAAATTAGCTGCAGAATTAGGGTTAGATTTAGATTCAGCTTATGATCTTTTTAATAAGTATCATTCTAAAGTACCTTTTGTTAAAGAATTATCTAAACAAGTATCACATGTAGCTAGTAGTAGAGGATATATTAAAACTTTATTAGGTCGTAAAAGACGATTTGATTTATGGGAACCTAGAGATAGTTGGGGAGAAAAAGCAGTGCCCTTATCAGAAGCTTATGAAAAATATCCTAAACAAGAATTAAAAAGAGCAATGACTCATACAGGTTTAAATGCTTTAATACAAGGAAGCTCTGCTGATATTACAAAAGCAGCAATGTTAAAAATATGGGATAGTGGTTTAATGGACGAGATTGATGTTAAATTAACAATTCACGATGAACTAGATTTTTCAATACCGCATGATAAACAAAAATGTTTAGACGAAGCTATACAATTAATGAAAAATGCTGTAAAACTTGAAGTACCACTAAAGGTAGACGTTGAGAAAGGAGATAGCTGGGGTACAGCAAAATGAATATTGGATTTTTAGGACTAGGTAAGCTAGGATTACCTGTAGCTCTTGCAATAGAAGAAAAAGGACATAGAGTTATTGGTACGGATATTAATGAAACAACTTTAAGAAATATAAGATTTAAAACACTCAATTATAAAGAAAAAGGTGCTGAAGAACTACTAAAAAATTCTAAGATTGAATTAAAAAATGTTAGCGAAATAGTATCTGAATCTGATATAATATTTGTTCCAATTCAAACTCCTCACGAAGAAAAGTATGAAGGTATAACTAGAATACCAGATGATCGAAAAGATTTTAATTATGAATATTTAATTAATGGAATAAAGGAACTTAATGAAGAAATCGAAAAACAAGGGAAAGATAAAACTGTGGTTATTATATCTACTGTCCTTCCTGGTACTATTACAAAACATATTAAACCAATACTTGGAAAGCATTTAAAGCTTTGTTATAATCCATTCTTTATAGCAATGGGTACAACCATTGACGATTTTTTAAATAGTGAAATAATTTTATTTGGTGTAGATGACGAAGGTGCTGCTAAAAAAGCAGAAGAATTTTATAGAACAATTGCATTGAGTCCTTTTTTTAAAACTACAATTGAAAATGCTGAATTAATAAAAGTAGTTTACAATACATTTATTTCAACTAAAATCTCGATGATTAACACAATCATGGAAACATGCCATCACTTACCTAATACTGATGTTGACGAGGTAAGTAGAGCTTTATCTATGTGCACAACAAGGATTATTAGTGATAAGTATTTATATGGAGGTATGGGCGATGGTGGGGGTTGTCATCCTCGGGATAATATTGCTCTATCTTATTTGGCTAAACAGTTAAATTTATCATACAATTGGTATGATAATATAATGAGACAAAGGGAAAACCAAACAGAGTGGTTAGCTCAACTTTGTATTGATAATAAGATTAGTAATAAAATTACAATTTTAGGTAAATGTTTTAAACCTGAAACTAATCTAACTTTAGGAAGTCCATCTATTTTATTAAAAAATATTTTAGAAGAAAAAGGTGAACAAGTTTTTATGTGGGATCCTTGGGTTGACAAAGAAGAAACTTTTAAAGTTATACAAGACAATAAATGGGATAAAGAACCACAAACTTATTTTATTGGAACTAAACATGAAGTATGGAAACATTTCTATTTTAAGAAAGGAGATGTTGTCATTGATCCATTTAGGTATATTGAAACGATAGAAGGTGTTAAATATATACCGATAGGAAAACATGGAAGCTAAAGATAGAATTGAATACATAAAAAAATGGATATTAGATTATGTTGAATCTATGGATAAACCTGCGAATTGTTTAGTAGTAGGAGTATCAGGTGGTATTGATTCATCAGTTGTATCTACTATATGTGCTATGACCGGTATGAAAACATTAGTTGCTTCCATGCCTATATCACAAAGACCCGAGCATCACGATTTATCTATTAAACATAAAAATTGGTTAACAACTAAATTTACAAATGCTTATGGTGTTGAAATAGATTTAACTCATGCTTATTTAGCATTTGAAAACTTAATGACAGATAAAAAATTTACTGAAGCTCTAGGGTTTGCTAATTCAAAAGCTAGATTAAGAATGATGACTTTATATCAAATATCAGCTAGTACAAGTGGTTTAGTAGTAGGAACTGGAAATAAAATAGAAGACTTTGGTGTAGGTTTCTATACTAAGTATGGAGACGGTGGAGTTGATATTTCACCTATTGCTGATTGTACTAAATCTCAAGTATGGGCTATGGGTAAAGAGCTTGGTATACTTGAAGATATACAAGTCGCTGAACCAACTGATGGATTATGGTCAGATGGTAGAACTGACACTGATCAATTAGGTATGAGTTATAAAGAAATAGAATTTTTAATGGAAAGACCTAATGAACCAGAATATAAAAAATATTTAGAAATTAGAAAAAAAAATTTACATAAAATGAAACCAATACCTGTATGTAAGTTTGATGGATAAATATAAACAAATATATTCCGAAGAATATTATAATCGTGCAGATGGAATTGAAGAATGGAGAAAACCATGTTTAAAATTTGGTGATAACTTTGCTGCAATACTTTATGCTCACGATATAAATTATATAGATTGCGTAAAATTTTTTAATATAAATGAAGATGGAAGAGGAATAACTTCATTTACTTTAGAAGAACAATTTAATTATTTAAATCAAAATAAAAAAAGAACTCCTAAAAATATTTTAGAAATAGGAGGAGGAAGAGGAGAGGTTGCTAATTTTTTAACTTATCATAATTATAATATTACCAGTGTAGAATTTTCTGAATTTGCAAACAAATGGTATAAAGAAACTTCTTTACAGTTTTATAATAAACCAATACCAGTTAAATTATTGAATGTTAATATCAAAGATATTGATTTTGATTTAACTCAATACGATACAATTCTAATGTGTGAAAGTATAGAACATATACCAGAAGAACATTTTGAAAAATTTTATAACAATTTAAAAAGTAATTTTAATGGATATTTTATAATTACTAATTGGTTAAATTATCATCCTATAAAAGCTGATGGAGATGAACATTGTAGAAATATAGATGATGATTTATATGATAGTTTTTCTAAAGATGCTATAAGAACTGTATTTAGAAATAAATCTCATTTATGTTTAAAATATGGAAAAGCTTCTTTGGAAACAGATTAGAGATAAGCTTCCTGGTTTTTTTATTCAAAGAATAGAAACTCAAATAGAACGAGGAATACCAGATGTACACTACGTCACTTATGGTGGACACACTGGCTGGATTGAAGGTAAATATTTAGAAACTCCTAAAAGAAAAACAACTAAAGTAAAACTTAAATTGACTGTAGAACAATTAGCTTGGCATAAAGCTTATGAGTTTTATGGTGGTAAAGTCTTTATATTAGTAAAGAAAAATAGAGAAGTGTATCTATTTAAAGGTAGCGATGGAGAAAAATTAGCAAAAGGTATATCTCAAGAAGAATTTAAAAATATTAGTATAGCGAACAATTGGGACGATATTAAAAATTTCTTGTCTAATAATTAGAAAAAAAATATATTATAAAAGAGTAAAGCAATTGTGTTTTACAATTCTACAAGTTGATGTTTGTAGCTAGTTTCGGGCTCAGCTCAAGGTACTCTAGCTACAAACTAAGAAAGGAGAAATATGCCAGAAGAAGAAAAAGATAGTATTCTGAAAAGAATACAAAAACTTTTAAAGATGTCAGAAAATAATGGTGCTTCAGAAAACGAAGCTATGATGGCAGCTTCTAAAGTTCAAGAATTACTTAAAGAACATAATTTATCTTTAAGTGATATTAAAGACGACAGTGAACACGAACCAATAGATAGAGATGATCATCCTCTTGGTAGAGAAAACTGGAGAGCTTGGATTGCTCAAGCAACTGCTAAATTATATTTTTGTTCTATGTTTCAAAAAACAGGCTTTGACGAAAATTATAAGAAAGTTAAGAAAGCAGTATTTGTTGGTCGTAAATCTAATCGTATCGTTGCAAAGTCTATGTGCGATTACTTTGAAAAAACTGTAGAAAGACTAGCTGATGAAGAATTTAAAAATACACCAGGTAGTAAATCTGCTGTTAATAAAATGAAACATGCTTTTCAACTTGGTTGCGCAAGTAGATTACAATCAAGACTTATAGATAAGTATAGTGAATTAGTACCTGCTTATACTGGAATAGATAATCCAGATGGTTTACCTATTTTATATAAGAACGAACAACAGGCTATATCTGAGTGGCTCGCTAATCAAGGTGTTAGAGTTAAAACATCTAAGTCTAGTTTTAGTGTAAAAGATAGAGTGGCTTATGGTCGTGGCCAGAAAAAAGGCGATGGAATAGGGTTAAATACTCAAGTAAATGCTCAAACTAAATCTAGAATGTTAGGTCGATAATGTTATAATAGGGCTCGAAAGAGCCCTATGAAATTAACAGAAATAAAATATAAAGATAAAACAATCAAAGTAGAATTTAAGAACATAGAAGACTATGCTGTTTATTATTATAATCATAATAAGCTAGTCATAAGAAAGGGTTTAACAAAAAGAATTTTAGGTCGCACTTTATTTCATGAGTTATTTCATATCATTATATCAGTAAATGATTTTAAAGTTGCACCACATGGAGAAGAACGTGTCGCAGAATGGAGTGAAGAATATTATAACATATTAAAACAAAATAAAGTCTTACGAAATCTTTTAATAAGATGTATACTTGTTGAATGACTTTTAGTTTATATATTTTAATGTGTTCTTTTACTTTAAATATTTGTGATGGACCTTATATGATAAAACAAAATTTTAAAGATTTTAGGAATTGTACACTGTATGGATATAGAGAATCAGAAAAAGTATTAAGAGAATTTAATGTAGAAGATATGAATAAAAACCAATATTATACTAAATTTTATTGTAAACAAAATGAATCTATTTGATAAAAACGAAAACGAAAGAGATATCATAAGAGAGTTGTATCAACAACCTTGTAAAGATTATTTAGTTACATTTTACTATCACGAAAGAAGTAAACCTAAAGAAATACAAAAACTAGAATTCATACAGCATGATGCTTCACCTTATTTTCCGAGGATCAATCGCTTCTTTGAATTTTGTCTTCAGAAGATGAAAAAGACACATAATTTTATAGATTACGATGCTGTTATTACAGCTAATGAAAGTATTCGATATCAAGTAAATATAGAGAATGAGTTTAAAATCCACTAAAATACTGTGACGTAGACCGGTCTAATTCACTCGGATTTAAGTCTAGCCATATAGTCTATCGTATTAAATTATATTGATTTTATTGACTATTTAATTTTATATATAAATTAAAATTAATCTAATAACGAAAGGAAAAATATGACTATTAAAAAGTTAGATGATCTTATCAAAGATATCAATAAAGAAAATGCTCCACCAGATGGTTGGAAGCCAGAAGATAAAATAGAAAAATCAGATGACGAAAAATTAGCCAACTCTTTTGGTCTAGAACTATCTGACTTTAGTGACGATGGTTCTGATCTCGATGAACTTAGAGATATAATGGAGGGTAACTAATGCCTGGTTTTATAAAATGTAAAGTCATTAATCATGCTCAACTTAGAAAAGCCAATCGCTTTGCTGTTGATAATAAATTAACTCGATATCTTGAAGATATAAATGATCTTAAAAATATACCTGAAGATACTGTATTTCCAATACATTATAGTGTAAAGCGTCAGCCAAATTGTTATAGAGTTTTATTTGAGTATTTTAATGGAGAACTCTATCAACTCGATATGGAGGATTCTATTTACAATGCGTTGGAAGAAAAAGAAATTGCGTTCATTACTCAATGATTATGAGTTTAGATTGTTTGCGATTATTTTTTTGTCTAAGTGGCTAATAATTATATTATTTATATTAGAAAGTTAAATATTAAGAAAGGAAAGTAAAATGGTAAAACATGTGTTTATCCCGCAAGGCGGTTTTCACATTGGTTTTGAACATGCTAAACAAATAGATTGGGATCATGCTAGAAATATAATTGGTTGCAGTTTAATTGAAGTTGCTCAAGCACGATGGGATGGAAAAAACTATGTAATGTTATGTGACGAGGAAGCTTCTTTTTCTCAAAAGAAAGAAAATCTTAAAGCAAGTAAAGCATATCATGATTACTGGTTTAATTATAATAAAGAACACCCTGAAGATGCTCGTGATGAACTAGATATTATAAGACGAAAAATAGCTGGTCACGTAATTCTATCAGAAATTTAATTTTGTATTATGGAATATTTAATTATAGTATTTATATTAGGTCTATTTTAACTGGTTAAATAGACACTTTATAAACATGCGACTGAGCAGGTTATTTTTTGCTCTCTTGGTTAGTTAACCTTCCTGCTCGGTCGTTAAAAAGGAGAAAAATGATTAGAAAATGTGGTAATTGTAAGAGAGAAGAAGATTACGAAAATCAATTTGACTGCGAAGATTGGTCCGAGGATCAAATCGTAATATTATGTGACGATTGTTTTTTTAATGATCTATATAAAAAAGATGATTCAAGTAGAAAATTTCTTAGATAAAAAAACTTGTAAATACTGTATTGATTTTATTGAAAAAAATATGGATAAAACTGAAATTTTTCAAAAAAGAAATGTTTTAAATTTACATAAACATCATAATAAAGATAAAATTATAAAAAAAGTAATTGATAAATATCGTTACTTACGTCCATTTAGTAAATTAAAAAACATAGAAATAGTAAAATGGATGGAAAATGAATGGATAGGTTGGCATACTGATTCTATTTATTATCATGATTCTACTATTACTTATTTAAATGAATCTTTTAAAGGAGGAATTACTACAGTCAAATCATATGACGTAGAACCTAAAACTGGAAAAATAATAATATTTCCATCAGATACTTTTCATAAAGCAAGTCAAATTATTACTGGAAAAAGATATATAATAGGAGCTTGGTACATAAATGATTCTTGAAAAACAATTTAAATTTGAAGTAAAA